GATTGATTAATTGACCATGTAAAGTCCTTTTTCGTCTGAGTGAACTGAGTTGATACAGTATTTTGATAATGCTCAAATGCAGAATTTGATACATAAGTTTCAGAAACCTTTGAAGTAATTTCATTTGCCTTAGTTTCAATTGCAGACTGTCGCTCAGTACGTTCAGTGTTTATTGCTTCATCTACATCTTCTGGAGCTGGTGTCCAGTCAGTAGCTTTATTACCGAGTTCGATTTTAAAATTACTCAAGATGATATTTACTGCTGTAGATGGTCTTCCGTTCAAATCATCAATTATAAACTCAGTTCCTGGTAATATATTATCTATATGTGGGGTTCCTGTAGCATAGCATCGCCCGTTCTTATTAATATATAATTGCCATACCGCTCCTTGCTGCGTTATACCAAAAGACCAATTACATCCACTCGGTACATTCGAAGCATCACATGATATAGTATATGTCTCACCTTTAATTAGCTTTTGATGTGCTTTCAAGTAGAAACACGTATCACCTACGTTTGTACCTACCTTTATTGATAAATCATTTATTTTGGTTGTCTGGCCACCAGCTCGTATATATTGCATTAATAGATTCCTACCACCAATCTGTAGATTATCAATCTTATTACTAGTTTCAGTAATCTTATTAGCTTGTAATTTAATCGCATCTGCATTTTGCTCGATTTTAGTTGTATTTGAACTAACTTTATTCGTTAAATCTGCTAAATCTTCCTGAGCTTGTTCTGCTTTGGCTTTTGCATCATCCGCCACTTCTTGAGCCGTTTTTGCATTGTTGATTGCCGTAGTTGCGTTACCTTGAGCAGTAGTTGCATCAGATTGAGCTTTCTGTACTGCAGTTTCTGCGTTTGTTAAACGAGTTTGAGCTTTTGTGATTTCGCTCTCAGTCGCATCAACTCTACCAGTCACTGATTCTAGATTAGCTTTTGCATCCGCTAATTCTTGGTTAGCATTGTCTAAATTTAATTGAGCACTGTCTGCCTTTTGTTTAGCTTCATCTGCTAATGACTGAGCACTCTGTGCATTTGTAATTGCTTGACTAGCAGTTGATTGTGCTTGCGTTGCCTTTTTTGTTGCTTCAGTAATATCTAACTGAGCTTGAGTTGTATCTGATTGTAATTTCTCAATTGAACTTGCTTGAGTTATGATTGAATCTGCATTTTGTTGAATCTTAGTATTTAAACTACCTTCAATGCTTGTTAAATCACTCTTAGAAGCATAATTTTGAGAAACTGTAGTCGATAGTTCACCGACTTTCTTTTCAATTTCTGTTGTAACATCTGCATGAATAGATTTTGATTCAGTAGTTAAATCAACTTTTGTAGCATACGTTTCTTTTACAGTAGCAATTTCTCCTGCATTGGCATTTGCCTTATCAACTGCATCTTGAATCTGTTGCTTTGAATCATTGATATCTCCTTTAATCGCATCAATCTGTTTCTGAGCGTTACCAGTACTAGTATTTGCTTCTTGTGCTAGTTGCTTAGCTTCACTTGATTGAGTGTTAGCAGTATTAGCTAATTGATTTGCTTTACTTGCAGTCGTTTGAGCTTGTGCTGCCTTATCAACTGCTTCTTTTGATTGAGCATTTGCTACTGATACTTGAGTGTGAATCTCACCAATCTTTGCATCAATTTCATTCCATGTGTTATCAAAAATAGCTTTCGTATATTTGATTTCACTCGGATTAGCATACGTACACTTCCAACGTTTCCATAGGAACTTATCACTTTGATAAACCACATTTCCAACGAACCACTCACCACCGACTAATTCGGTTTGAGATGTAGAATAATAGAATTGTTCCTCGGCACTCACAAATGACTGACCGTCCTCGCCTTTAATTGCACTCCATCGGTATTTGGTTGGGTCTTCACTACCATATTGTTTTGAATCTGAATACTGACCAATAAATTTACGATTTGAATCTGCCAAACTAAAATCAACACGACCGTCTAAACTGTTGGCATAGGCAATATGCACATAAGCACTTGTTCCATTCTGACCGTCTTGTAGTCGCATTACAGTGACTTCTGCGCTTGCTTTAAGTATTTCACCACTCATTGCTTTAAATCGGTATACGGCCTTTTCTGTGAAGTCTGAAGCGTTGACTGTGATTGTTTGACTTGTTGATATTTGCTCATCATCTTTGTACCAAATAATTGAATACTTAGATGTGATATCAACTCCATCATTCTTAACAATTGCAGTTAATTGAGTCGAATCTGAATCAGTCTTAAATAGAACTCCATTTGAAGATACAATTGAACCTTCATAAACTTTCTTTAACTCAATCATCTTGTTCATTTCACTGATCAGAGCCGAACTAATCTGTGATTGTTTTTCTTCAAAGTTATCAAAGATTGTCTTGCACTTTTCTGAATCCGTAAAGCAAATCTCTTGTTCAGTGATTCGTGCTTCAAGATACAATGTAGGACTATACTCCGCATCTTCGATTGTAAATGTATCACCAATATCAGCATCAATATATGCATCCACATCATAAGTAACTTTAGGGACACAATTCTTTTTCAATTCTGCTAAAGCTTGTCCATATAATACCTCTACGTTATCGGTGTCGTAACTCCATATCTTAGCAATATACATATCGTTATTGTGATTTGTGATTAATGTACTAGGAAACCTATCTCTTGCTTGTGGAGCTAATAAATTGTTGTCACCAACTTTGTACAACACATTACCATTTGAATCTTTAACCACTCGACCACTGATTGAATTTAATTGTAATCCGTTCCTACCGGTTGGCCTTATCGCAGTATACAATTCAGTAATATCACTTGTTTTCGTAATTCCATATATATTACTTGGATATCTCAATATCGTACTGCGCTTGTCACTTCCCATGCCTTGAGTCGAATCCGAATGAGCACGATAAACATTCAATACAACTCTTTTCAATGAATAATCATCATTCAATTGAGTTACAAACTCTAATTCTGCGTCAAATACATTTGCAATTGAATACAATCGAGCTAGAACTGTATCATCACCGGTCCACTCATGTGTGATTCGTTTATCTGATACTTCATTCTTGCCAATAACAAATGATTGTTCAAATCCAAACGCATTTACATATTCCGCAAACGACATCGCTTTCGTTGCTTTATATTCACCTACATATTCATTTGTCAATTCTAGGCAAAGACCATAGGCGGTAACAGTTGTTGTGTCACCACCTTTTTCAACATTCATAATTGTTAAATAATAGCCTTTGTTTTTTCTTGTAAAGCTCAGTTTATTTCCTTCAACTAAAAAGGCTGCATCATCATGTGCAGTCAATGTAGTGAATTCGAATGTATACGATGAGCCTTTTAAATAAGTATGCAATGTTTCATCAAAGTAATGCATTGCACTAGGTACTGTATTGTCTAAAAAAGCTAGAACCTTATCGTAAGGAGTTAATATTGCCATTCTGATTTGTTCCATTATAACCATGCCTCCCTTATTCTAGCTTTTACTGTCGGCTTCGATTCTGACCAACTTGAACACGTAAGCTTCACTTCCGTTGTTCCTACTGGAGCTTTAAAATATTTAGTTCCCAACACCTCATCTTGAGGTCTAGACATTCCATTTACATAAACATGAGATGATTCACCATCAATTGTAATCTTAGTGCCACTTGGATATCTATTAGGAATATCTCTCCATTTTGTTACGTTATTTTTGAAGAAGTTGATAACATTGAAACCTAACATATTCAACATCTGGTTGCCACTACGATTACCCCATTGTTTAAATGCAACTTGAATCTTAGCACACTCCATATCAGCAATTTCCGGAATGTAATAATTGTAGTATTTACCATAGTAGAAGAATCTGATGTTTCCACCCTCTTTTAACACATCGCAGTGCCCCCAGTTCCAGTACCAAGGATTCTGACTATTCAAATGTGATGAGGTATATTTCCATTGCTTTAAAGTTTTGCCATTTGCCCATATGTCATAATGAGCGCTGTTACCAACCGCATCCGTCTTATGCCAGTTACAACCACAGATTAATTTATTATCTGCAGTTAAAAAGTTAATACACATTTCACCGGTTTGACCCATAAGACTTGCCCAAAGCAACACATGAAAGTAGCAATAAAAGTTCTTTGCACCTTTTTTACCAGTTGAATCTGCAGGAAGAACAAATGTTCTTAATCCACCATTCGCATTTCCTTTTTTTGCTCCAACTGTTCCAAATCCAAGAAACTTTGTGTTAAACCATGTATGTTGAGCACAAGTACCATTAGCACCATACTGTGGATGCATAACATCAGTACCATTTACATCATCTGGACAATTAAAGAAATCGTTGATACTTGCAAGTTGTTCACTCTGTTGATAAGTTTCAGAATCTAATTCTTCAATTTTACCGTATTGCATGACTCCTTCAGTTGATACGATACCAATATATCCGGTTTCAGATGTCGTCTGAACTTCATAATCAATACTTACCGGTACAGTTCCTTCATTGACAATGTTTAATACTCCATCAGTATCGGTAAATTCTTTTTCAGTTGTTGAGTATTTTCTAGGGTCTGAACAATAGATTTCGATTTCACCAATTACATAATTTGTGCCACCATCCACTTCATCATTTGAAGTTTTAGTGCCAATGAAATATTTATCAGTTTCATCATTAAAATAAATCTTAACTTGTTCACCACTTAGCAATAAATTCATCTTGTTATACGCGTCTCTAAATTCTTTATTGCTAGATGCATTTATCTGATATTTCACTGTGATCGTGCGTGGCTTCAAGTATTTTTCTTTCCAAATCGTTCCGTCCAAGCCTTCAATTTCTTTAACTTTAAATTCAGAGCCAATCAATTCTCTACCACTTACAGTCAATGTTCTATATCCTTGTATTTCATTTTCTAAAAACTTTCCATTAAAATTCATGGCTTCACTAGGTAAATTACTACCTAGTGCGCCACTTGTGTCTGTCGTATCTCTAAATCCATATAGCATGATTTACACAACACCTGCCAATCTTTCTTTGAATTTAGCACTCTTGTTCAACTCTTCTTCAGTGTATCTATTTGAAGCCTTAGCTAATGTTCGACCATCTAAAGTCAACGTTGAATTAAATGTGAAATTCTGATTTGAATTAAAATCATAAGTCGTTGAATTAACATTACTTACTCCGTCCATTCTAAATCCATAGCCATCCAATGCTTGAGCGTTAGGAATGCTTACAATTGATTCAGTAGCTTTTCTAACCATTCGTTCAGTTTGCTCAATACCAATTGCGAACCCCTTGCCGATGTAATTACCGATTAGCATGAACACTCTTGATGGAGAATGTACTTTAGCAGCTGCACGAGTAGCATTTTCTGCTTCTTGTGCCAATCGTGTAGCAATTGCGCTTACTCTTCCTAATGTACTAGCCATACCATTAGCTAATCCATTACCAATCATTTGACCGACCGAATAAGCACCACTGGAAGCCGATTTTAAAGCACTTGTAATACTTTTCGACATTGAACGAGCAACGCTCACAGATTGAGTTAATCCACTCTGTAATCCAGTCTTAAATTTAGTGCCTAACTGTGTACCTGCTTGCCCACCTTTAATTGCAACTTGTGTTAAAGCAACCCCTAATGCAATTAATGCAGAACTTGCTACAGTTGTTGAACCAACTAATCCACTTGCACTAGATGCAAATTGAATCATCGCACCACTAGCACTTGCTAAAGGCCCACTTATAGACTCGATACCACTAAACGAATTAATAACATTCGGCATTACACTAGCTAATCCACTTAGACTATCTGTATATCCAACCATTAATCCTAATCCGATTGCTAGATTCATGATTTGAGTACCTGCATCACCAATACCACTTGATGCAGTAGCTATTGCACCAACACCTGTTGCGACTGCTCCTAATGATGCAGCCATATCAAGCAAATTCAAACTTGTAATAATTTGAATTCCTTTAGCTAATTCTTTGAAACCTTTTCCTGCATTCAATGCGGATTGTCCAATTGAATCAATCACACCTGCTATGGAATCTAAAATACCACTTACTGCATCGCCGAATGATGTAATCACATCAGATGCCGAATCAAATACTTGTGATATTGAATCACCTAACTGTTGAACTAAGTCTTTGGCCGATTCAACGATTGGTTGAATGTTCTGAACTAATGCAATAAATGCATCACAAATTGATTGAATTGCATCAGATATAGCTTGTACCATATCTGCAATTACAGGTGCAAATGGAGCAATAGCTTGTACAATCTGTACAATCGCATTGGCTATGATTTGAACCACACTTTCGATAACTGGGCCGATTGCATTTACAATATTTGCAATTGCGTTACCTACTGATTCAATCACTGTGCCAAATGCATCTCCGAATGCTTCAACTAATGGACTTAATTGAGCGAACGCATCACAAATTGTAGGTAATACTGGAGCTAATGCAATTAATGCTTGAGTTACTGCATCAATAGTAGTTGCAATCACTTCACTGAATGCTTTACCAAGTGATTCTGCAATTGAACTTAAGCCATTGCCACTTTCACCGATTAAAGCGATACCTGCTGCAACCATGAATAGCGCTCCACCTAAGGCCAGTATATTCACGGGATTAGCGACTTTAAGCATTTGAGCTAAATTCTTAAAAGTTCCACTAAGCGCTTGTCCAATTCCTTGAAATGCACTTTTAATACCTAATCCGATATCTTTTACTGATAAACCTACCGACCTAATGACTTGAGCCAACTTTGATTTAGATTTTCTTGCAGTTTTAACAGTGCCTTCCAATCCTTCTTCGGCATTTGCTTTGAAGATACCGAAAGGATTAATTTCTTTGATTGCTTCAAACGCCTTAAATCCACCTACAACTCCTAACACTGAACCAACGATACCACTCAATTGAGCACCATTTAATTTACCGATAAATTTACTAACCGCACTAATCGCTTGTGATACAAATTTGACAACTTGGCCAAATGCTTGGCCAAACTTTTCAATCAATCCTGTATCTTTGAATTGACTCATTACATTCTTAATTGCACCACCAACATCACTTAGTGCTTGTTTAAATGCTTTAATCGCGTATGTGCTTTCAAACGCTTTGCCAAACCTTTTAAACGTATCAATTACTTTATCAATTCCGTTCGTTAATATATTTGCATCAAATCCATCTAATCCATCAATGATTGAGCTTAACGCTTTGATTCCAATTTGACTAAGCTTGTCATACGCAGGCATTAATTTATTAGCTAAAGTCTCTTGCAGTCCATCCATTGCTTGACCGACTGATTTATATTCAGTGGCCATCTTAGTGAATGCTTTACTGTTACCTGCTTTTTCTACTGCATTAAAGAAATCTTCGGTTTTAACAGTTCCGCTTTGAACCGCACTAACTAGCTCAGAAGTACTCATGCCCATTTCACGAGCAACTGCAGCAATACCTGCAGGAGTTTGTTCCAACATTAATTTGAAGTCTTGCCATGCAACCATTGGCTTTGCAGCCATCTGCGTACCTTGTTGCGACAATGTTTTCATCGCTTGCTTTGGATTTTCCGAAGCCGATGCTAATCCACCGAATCCTTTCACCAATTGCAAACAGTTCTTAGTTCCGACTGCAGCTAACTGTGAATAAGTTTGAGACATATCAGATGCAGAATAAATCGTCTGTGTAGCATATTGTTGTAACGCTTTCTTTGTTTTGGTGATTTCGCTACTTGACTGGCCTAACATCTGCATATTGCCTTCAAACGTTTTCCATGCAACATTGGATGCAGAAAGCTCTGATATAGTTCCACTAATTGCACTTGTGACTGTATGCATTGCACTAGCGCCTACACTAGCAAATGCACCGAACACTGCGCTGTTTTTAAGCTTGCTCAGGAATGAATCACTTTGTTTTGTCACACTCGATAATGTTTTCGATAGGTTCTTATCATTAGCACTCAAGGTGACATTAACTTTATAGTTTTCACCACTTGCCATTATTCATCGCCTCGCTTTCTTTTTTTTATATTCAATTAATCTTTCAACACGAGACTCTTCTTCTGTTTTGCTTTCGCTTTTTGGATTAAAAAACTTATCCAATTCTTTTTTTGCTTTCGTTCTGTTATAAAATTTTTCAAATGTTGAATAACGCATTCGTTGTGATTTTCCTTTGCCAACAGTAGACTGTACCGCCATTTGTAAAAAGGCCCTCCAATGGCGGTCGTATTCTAATTCTTCTTCTCTGCCTAAATTAGCTTTGAGCATTAGTTTATACTCTGCCAAAGTCACACGATCAACTTGCTCAAATGATGTAAACTTCAAATTTTTAAAGCAAAAAAAAGCTACATCATCATAAATCTCTGTGATGTAGTCTATTTCTTTTTCGTCTTTGTTTTTGTTGTTGTCGTTTCCGTTTCCGCTTCCGCTTCCTCTTCCAATGCTTCCATAATCTGATTCATCAAGCTCTTCGATGCATTGGCTTTTAATAAAAAAGATTTTACTTCTTTAATTAACGATTCAACATCAGTTGATTCATCTTCTAAATATTCCATTAAAGCTTTTTCTGTGATACGTGGTTTTTCCGTTTTGTTAGCAGTGTATAAAATATCAAATAAATCTTCAATATGACCATCTAGCATACTAGCTACTACGTATTTAAAGCCATTTGGAATTGCTACTGAAATTGAAGCCATCTCTTTATATCGAGATTGAATCTCTTTCATGAACCCAATACCAAATCTAAATTCATATGTTGTTCCGTTAATTTCTAATTGCATATTCATAAGTTAAGTCTCCTTTTTTTGTCTCTTTTCGTTTTTTGTTTATGCGCATAAATAAAAATAAATAAAAAAGGGAGAACTAAATCTCCCTATAGTTTTAAAAAGCTATTCTGATTGAACAGTCGTATCAGTAAATGTATACAATGCTTCGTCAAGCATATTTTGAGGCACAGTTACATCGCCTTCAGCTCCTTTTCCTTCAATTCCGAACGTTAATGACATCTCTGTCCAATCGTCTGAAGGTGAGCTCTTTTCAATTTCAGTAACATAAGCTTGGTAATATGTTCCTTTATATTTACCATCTGTTGTTCCTGGCTTGTCTAAGTTGATTTCCCATACTTCAACCTTTTCATTGTTTAACTGAGCTTTTTCCAATAAACCAATCATTGTATCATCACTAGCTAATACAGATGTAGAAGTGATTTCAATTTCTGCTTGGCTTGGTGAACGCAATGTACCATCTTTAGTCTGTGTTGTATCTGCGTCAGTTGATACAGTTTTACCATTTTCTTTTACAAAAGCTAAACGCAAAGCTGCACTTTTCTTAGCTTCAGATAATGGTCGATACATATAAATAATCTTGCTACCATGTACACTTTCCATGTTTATTTTCCTCCTTAATTAAATGTATTTAAAATTCAAAGTGATTACTCCGTGCAAGTACGTTGTACTTGTCGAATTATCGACTAATATTCTTCTTCCATCACATAAGCACACAATCGAATGTCCTTCGATTTTTAGTTGCTTTGCAATTCGCAAAATATCGTCCATAATGTTTGCTACTTCTTTTCGTTTATCTAAACGATAGTGCCATACATGAACATCTAAATTGAAGCTTCCGCTTTCACAGTCTTTAAATTGGCTTGGACTATCATAAATAGAATACATCTGAATATATGGACAATCTGCATCATCAGGTGCTTGATCTAAATAATATGTATCATATTTTTTATCCAAAGCTTGCCCTAATAATTCATAAATTGATTCACTTATCATTTTGTCTCCACCAACTTTTTACATTCTTCAATTAGCACTTTTTTTCCTTCATCTTGTGCAGGTCGCATAAACTTTTGAGCAGGTCCATGCTTTTTAGTACCGAACTCGACATACTGAGCATATTCAACACCTTTAGAATTCTTAGCAGGTGCATCAATAATGACCGTTTTACCACCACTTACGTATTTGTGTTGGATACTGTCATGTAATGCTCCACTATCTTTAGGAACTAATTCCTTCGCAACTTGTTCGGCCTTTTCTCCTGCTTTTGTAACTGCCGAGGCTATCTTTTCAACTGCAACTTTCTTTTTCGTTAAGGCTTTTTTCATCTCTGCCAATCCTTCAATTTGTACTCTCATTCAATCTCCTATCATCAAACTTTGTTTTGACTTTTTCTAAAGACAATTGAAGACACATAGGCTTTGAATCAAGTAACTCTTGGCATTGGACAACTTTATAAATGCTCGGCTGATTAGGTTCTCTAAAAAAGCCACACTCAACATAATCTGCATCTTGTAGTCCTGATTCAAAAGGAACAACCACAACTTTCGATATTTTAATATCGTTGTTGTACGCTCTGAAAAAACGATTGTATCCCACTGTCTTTTGGCCAAATGGAATGTAGCTTGATAAGTCTTTCAAGATGCCACCATTTTTAATTGATACAGATTTCAAGATCCCATCATTGAAAGTTGTATTACTCTGTGACTGTTTCTTGACTAGCATTGCTCGTCCTTCCTAAATCACTAAAGAGAATAATCTCATCTTTGTAATTAACTTTAAAATCATCAGTTGCATTAGATAAAGCATATAGCACGTAATTTTTTAATAAACTTATAGCAAATTCATCACTTTGAAAATCTGCAGAAGGACTATACTTCTTAAGATAAGCTAATCCCTCTGCAATTAAATGTTTTAGCTTTTCGTTTGTGGAATCATCGCACCACTTGTAGCCTAAATCGACTTTGATTAGGTTTAATAAAAATTCATCCATTTAGATTCCACCTTTCTTTTATGGATTAAGCAGCTGCGTTTGTAGTTACTTGACCTTCTACTTTAGTAGTCGAATCAACTTTGAAAGCTAACTCTTTTAATTCAGTAATATCTAATACTTGGAATGCGTTGTTATCCTTTGGTTGACCATTACCATACAATTTAATCTTGTATGTTCTGTTATCATCCAAGAATGCGAACTCATCGGATGTCTCTAATTTACCTGCTTGAGCAGTACCGATACCCATCATGTATTTTTTATCAATACCCATGATAGCTTTACCAGTTGGACAATACACTGATTGGATGATGTCGATTGGATATGGTGATTTATCTACCCAGTCACCTGCAGGTGTCTGAATACAAATTGCTGGTTTAACTAATCCATAGTAATCATCAGGACTTACTACCATGAATAATCCAGTAACCTTACGAGCTTTTCCATTACGACCTTTAGCCATGGCTTTGATTACATCTGCCAATCCTTTTGGTGTCCAATTAACAACTTTTTTAGCAGTCTTAGCAGTGTAAGTTGTTTTACCACTATTTGTTGTACCTTTAGATAAATCGGCCATCATTCCAATAGGACCTTGGTCAGATACCAAGTTGTTCAATGCTGCATCTTCAATACCATTTGATAATGCATCATATAACAATGTACGAACAAATCTGTCTAAATAAACTGGGCCTAAATCTAACATTGATTCAGGAATAGGAACATAAGCACTTACTTTTAATTGGTAAATATCCATTTCTTCGAATGAACCAGAGATTTCTGTAGCGATCTTATCTGTCAATTTACCCCATGTCGCTTTGTTATCACCTGCTACGCCAAATAATAATTTAACTTTTGCAGATGCAACTTGAATATCTAATTTAGATAACAATGGATGTTCATTTTCGATTTCTGAGAAAATATCTTCGATAACTGTTTCAGGTAATACAGTGTCGATGCTGTCAATTGACTGACGGAAATTGTCAGAACGCATTGCATCAATAACTTTGTTATAGAATGCTTTTTCAACAGAAGTTAACTGACGAGCCCCGCGTGCTTTTAAGATGTTTGAATCATCAACACGTAATGCTTCTTGTAAAATCTGTTCTGCTTTTGAATCCGTTTGATTCTCAATTAAATTGCTCAACGCTTCGAACAAACCATCTGAGTTTTTGTCGTTAATGGCTTGCTTTAAAGTTTCTAATAGTTCTTCTTTAGTTTTCATTAATTTATCCTCCTAATTTTTGCATTAAAAAAACCAACCATTTTCCTTATCAAAAGGTTCAACAGTTGGTGATTTTTCAAAAGGCTCATCGTCCTTTTCTTTATCGGCTTTACCTTCTTCTTTTTTAGAAGTATCTACACCGATAATTTCATCGCATAATCCTAAGTCAAAACATTCTTGAGCGGTTAGGTAACTTTCATTATCTAATAACTCATTAAGTTTTTCTTCTGTAAGCTTGTCTTTTGCTTTGCTTAAATATGCAATTCTTGACGAATCCATAATCTTGTCCATTTGGTCTGCTAACTTTCTAAAATCATTAGCATTACCACAACCATAAGTCCAACAGTTATGAATCATCATTTGTGATGTTGGATACATTTTAACAGTATCACCACACATCGCAATTACACTCGCAATTGATGCAGCTAAACCATCAATGATTACATTTACAGTTTTGTCAGAGCCTTTCAAAATGTTATGAATTGTGATTCCTTCAAATACCAATCCACCATTTGAATTAATGTGTAAATTAACTGTATCTACATCTTGATTTTCCTTTAAAAACTGAGTGATTGATTCGGCACTGATGCCTGATGTCTTTCCAGTCCACCAGTCTGTAGACTCACCAATTTCATCGTACAATTCAAGGTCTGCTTCATTTGGCTTAGCTTCATTAACTTGCATTCGCATTTGCATTACCTTCATCTTGGGCATTTGTTTTTCCTCCTTTCTCACTCGTTGATTGACTGGTTGAGTCGATACCACTGTAATTCTTAGTGATGTAATGCTCGTTCGCCCATTCTTCGTCAATCTCTTCCTCACCTAAAATGCGTAAGATGTTATTGATTGAATAAACACCACTACTAATTAATTTGTCGACTGAGTTAGCCATATCTAAAGCATCAATATGTTTGATTGCTTGAGTGTTGATTTTCATGTAAGTACCTTTTAAGTACTCATCTTCTGTGTAATGCTTTCCGTTGATTTCATCTTGAATCAATTTAACGATTGAATCTAAACAGAATGTTAGGAAGTCATCCACTGCTTTTGATGTATCTGCTACATCTCCATTACAAATATTCACTGGAATTAAAAAAGCCTTACAAGTGAGCTCTAAAGTATCATCTAATAAGGCCTTAATATCTCGAGTAGTTACTATATTTTTCTTTTCTTTTCCAAACTCTTCAAAACTCAAACCTTCGTATTCTGGTAATAATGCATTGTCTGCTTTCATAAAAGTTTTGACTTGGTTATTTAATAAATCGTTAATCTTATTTTCTAAATCAGAGTTAGCTTGTAAACGTCCGATATGAGCTTTCATCTTAAATCCATTAGCACGTTTATATGAGCTCAATGCAGTTTGAATTAAAGAAGTTTGCAATGCTAATGTATCATCCAAGTATTGCTTTATCTTTTCATTGCCTAATTTAAAATGCATTACTCTTGATTGCTTGTATTCTCCGTTAAGTTTCAAATCACCGATTGTAATATCCTTGAACACGTGCTCACCAAATACAATTGAATCATCAATTGTGAATGAATCTGCAATGAATAACTTATCCGCTCTTTGTACAACTAGCACTGCATCTTCGTAGTAAAGCTTATGGATAAACTTATTCCAAAACTCTGCGCTCGATTGGTTGTAATTTGGCTTAACATTTAATAAATAATAAAAGCTATTCTTCTTTTCTTTTTTCTTTTCGTAAGTTCTGAACTCGCACTTTGATATAGCTTTTGCAATTCGTTGTACACAAATTTCAAATGCCATTTGTCGGACAGTTAAAGAAGCTAATTGTTCTTCTTCTGTAGTAACGACTGCAGACTGAATAAACATATTTTTTTCATCTGCAAAATCTTTGCCAAATCCAAATATTTTCTTTAAAAAACTCATGTTCCCACTCCTTTCTTTATTTATCTAAAACGTAAGTACCCCAATATCAAACGGAACACCTCCAAATGATTGAGGTAGCATATCTTCAATCGTCATGCTTGCAACTAGACTCATGAAAGGGTCTGTCTTTCTTGCTTTTGGTTCAATTTTTCCAATCAAATAATTACCCATATCCAGCTCACCATCTTTTGCCATCATTGATTTTTTAGCAGGCACTAATTTTGCATTATTAGTTGCCCATCTCAAGCAAGGCTGCTCACCCCAAATGAAAAAATGATTTAAAAAACACCTATTAATAATAGGTACAACTTTCATGATGTCCGAATTTCTAACAAGCTTAATATTTTTATTTTCATAATTAAAACCAAGCCTATTCAATTCATCTTTCAATATTTCAAATCTGTAACTATCCATTGCAACACCTTCAATGACATAATCATTCATCATTTGCTCAAGATACTCAGACACCAATTTAGGTGATATTTCAGGCTCATCCACTAATGTTACATATCCTTCATTTGCCCATTCTTTATACGGACATTTCAACCTCCACAATTCAGTTGACTGCATACATATCCAAGCATGATTTATATCGTATCGAATTTCATCTTGTTTAAAATGTAAATCAACCGCCATCCAGTCATTTGTTTTTGAAAAGTCAATTCCACAAACGCATGACCAACCTTTAAGATCAATAAAATCTTTATTCGTAGCTTTAATATCTTCCCATTTTGCGACTGGCATTGATTCCTTCGTCTGTCTGATATTCATTCGCTTAGTCATAAATGCGGATAAGCTTTGCGGAGAATTCAACCATTTTTTATATTCCTTACGCATCTCAACCAACAATGAAGGTTTGTATCTCAATGAAGGATTAGCTTTCCTCCAATTCAATTCATCATGTACTTCATCTTTATTGTTTAATCTGCAAATAAAATAAAAGCAGCCATTATCGTCGCTCCCTTTTTTTAAGACATCTGTTCCGGTATCTAACATATCGTCTAAAGGCCCATCTGGAACATCTCCATTTGTTGTAAAGTACCCAATTCTTGGATGAGGCTTCTTTCCTAAGCCAGTAGTGAATACGTTGATGTTATCGTAGTTTTCATAAGTGTGAATCTCATTCAAAAATACTGCACCACTTCGCAAACCATCCTTCCCTTTGGCATTGTTGGTATGGCCTTTAATACATCCTTTATTCTCGATGCCTCTGATTTTTTCTTGAGTCCATTTAAAAAACTTCTTAAACTTCTTCGGATTTTTTTCTAAAGTATCGTGAATATCTAACGCTGGTCTTAAAGCTTGGTCCTCATTATAAGCACAAATATCAACGTCATAGTTTTCGATTGGATTATATGGACTAATCAAACACAAACTCATCCAAGATATTAATCCGTCTTTTCCTGCACCTCGTCCCATAAAAAAAAGGCCGTCATCCCATCTCGGTAATCCGTCCTCTTCTTTAAATGTACACAAGTAACATCCTATGCAGTATCTTTCCCATTCATATCCTCGGCCAAAGCCTAAATACTTACCTAATCCAATGTAATGCTCATAAAGTTCTAAATCGACAATCAACCTTTCATTCTGAAAGGCCCTCTCAACCATCGAACGCAGTTGCCATTGTTCAATACAAAACTCATCTTTATTCGCATCCATTAAATCAAAATATTCTTTACAGAATATTGGCAACGAACTCATAGTTCATCATCTTCATCTTCTTCATGTAAAGCACCGCCTAGCGATACAATCACTTTAATCAGTGCTTGTGTTGTGTTATTTGCTTGCTGGCAAGTTTTATTATACGTAGTCACTGCAGGACTCACATACATATTTTCTCTTCCCTTAACATATTCCTTCGTACAAACGACACCATCTTCTTCAATTTTCTTTTCCAAGCTTGTCAGAATATCAATTTGAGTCTCCAACCTCTTCAAAGTGCTTGCAAACAAAAAATTATCAACATATCCTTGTCGCTCAGCATCTTTTTTGAAATTATCCAACGATTTCTTTAGATCAATAGACTTATTCTCTTTTTTCATTCCTTAATCACCACCTATTTTCCAAATTTCTACATGACTTAGAAGAATTTCTCAACAGGAAAGGCCGCCCCCGCTCCGCTACCCCTTGAATCTGAACTCAAATTTTTGACCCGGGGGTAGTTAACAATTTTATTTTCTTCACAAATTTATCCAAAAATAAATGAGACTAACCTTACCATCTTTCTTCTGTGATTAAATCCTTTTCCTTTTCGCTATCTGATTTGAAATTTATAATCTTTTCAGGATGAACTTTGTTGTGACATTCGTTGCATAAGCTAATCAATTGACGATCATTGTTGTTGTAGATTGATAAAGCTAAGCTTGGATTGTCACGCAAGTGAATGATGTGATGAACTGTTTGAGCTTTAGTTATAATTCCATGTTGTTTACACAGTTGACATTCATTGTGGTCCAAGTGTAATACTTCGGCACGTTTATGTCTCCAAACAGATGAGTTATAAAAGTTCTTACAAGCTACATTCCAATCATTTGAATCCTTGTGTTGATATAAATATTCAATCCATTCTGAGTCTGTCATATGTATTCCTCTCAATCATGCACCTATGATTCTAGGCACATGAGCGAAAGGAAAACTTAAAAGAGACTCATATGTGACAATAAAAGGGAGTATCTTTTTGATACCCCCTAAGTCGCATATTTTGTAAGAACTAAATTCTTACGTATCCATTATATCAGAGATTAAAGGGTACTTTAGTACGCTTTTTGTTTTATATTTGTTTGATTTGTTGCTTGATTAAAGATTTCATGTGTCGATTCACGTTTGAAATATGGTATTGCATCTTCAATGATTCGTATGATTTGTTATCAAAGTAATCAAGAATAAATTGTACTTCATCACTTTGTTTTAGTTGTTCAAGATATGACATTGCTTTACATAGACTATATCGCATCACTTGTAACTCTTGAATCAATTCATCTTCATAATCGAACATGATTCCTTTTGAGTTTACTGGATACTTAGTACCTGGTGATTTGTATCGTGCATCTTCATCAATAAACTTACCTTCTTCATCTTTAACTTTGATTGTTATTCGTTGCCAATTCAACGGACTTTTGTAATCATGCGATTCATTTGTAAGTTGGTCAGATACTTTATTTAACTTAACCTCAAGCTCAGCGATACGAGCAATATACCAATCAATATTGCGTATCTGTCTGATTACATACGATGCATCTTCATTCGATATCATTAACCTAAATATCCTTTCGCTCTGTATGCACATTCTAATTCATAAACTGAAAGCTTGTGATCTAAAAGATATTGAACTTCTTTTTTCATATTTCTTTTATTGATTTGCTCAGCTAAAAATAAATCTTGCTTTGTTAATTTGTATTGATAACAAATTGTAGCTAGTTCATCAATCTCTCTTTTAGATTGTGCTGTGCTCGATAATATTTGAGTATTTGCCCATGCACTCATTCAATCACTTCCTTTTCTTATTTTCGCTTACAACTACTGAACCACGATGCCATGATTCATCACCAGTATGGTATCTTCTTTCGTTGGCTCTTTCCTGGTGTTTCTTATATTCTTTTAGTCCACAATTTTCACGTTCTAATTTAACAATGTAATCAATAGCCTTTTGCATACATTCTCTTATGTGCTCATCATGAATATCATTTACTGTTGCATTCATTTTCGACATCCTTTAAATACTCAAACTCTTTTAGTAGCTCATCCTTTGTTTGTTCAAACTTTGACTCGATTTGCTTTTGTACATCAATCTTAGTTTGTTTAAACCATTTCTTTTTAAATTCAGTAACTGTTCTACGATAAGTATCCTCACTATAATCGCAAGACTCCCACCACTCTAAATCGTGTAGCAACTTACACAAATCTTTCATCATTTCATTTAATTGAGAATCATACATTCTATCAACATATTCTTCTTCAATTCGACAATACATATAATTATAACTTCCACCACTCATCGACTATTCTCCTTTTTCACGCAACTTCTCAAATCTCTTTGTTGCTTTACGCTCATGGTAATATCCAAGCAACATAAACAATATACTTAAAAAACACAAAACAATAAACGAAACGCAAAGGATTATTCTAATCATATCTTCAATTCCTAATTCCATTTATTTAGTCTCCTCAAATCCATCATACGAACTAGCATACATATATTTGTATGCTTGCAAGTCCTTTTTCTTTTGTTCAAGTTCATTCATTAATACTTCATTCTGGTATTCTAAATTGTTGATTCTTTCTGCAGCAATCGTTGAATACAATATCAAACTGATTGCACTTCCAATAAATAAGCCAATCGACAACCACATCATTCAATATATCCTCCTAAATAATTATCTGTATATTTATCAGACTCAAACTCTTCAATCATCATTGTGAATCTTTTTCTCCAAGGATCGCTAGCTTTCTTCAATAACGTTTCTTTCATTTTTTCTGCATTCGCTTTTGATGTGAATATTCCATATGCGTGTAATTCACATCCATACTCTTCTTCGTATGCATCTTCATACAGTAGATATAACTTCATTCTCAATCCTCCACAAATTCAATTTGTTCTCTATCAACACAGAATTTAGCACCATCTTTAAATTCAATATCGTATAAATATTTATTTGTGCCAACAAGTACACAGATATTTTGCTTATGCGTAACATTACCAATTTGACCGACATAATCTTCTTTGTGCTTACCAGTACTACTAATTAAATCATATTCATACTTATTGGTAAGATACAGTAATCTAGCTTTCTGCATTATTCAATTACCTCGCAATTTCTTAAAATCTCATTAATTGGCACATTATCCGGAACATTTCTAAAAAGTCCATATTTCTTTACTTCCAGTAAAGACACATATCTGTTTATTGGCTTATTTCCGAAACCCCCTTCAAACATCAGCAATATATAGTATTCATTTTGCCTTAGCCTGTATAAAGGCTCCTTGTATTCTTTTTTAGGAAGCATCAATCCTGCCTGTCGAATCATTCAATTACCTCACATTTTGCTAGAATATCTCCAATTGTTTCATTATCATCAATGCCTTTAAAGTATCCTTTTTCCTTCATCCCGTTTAAAGAATTAAATACTTTAAAACTGTATATATCTGAATAGCATTGTAATAATTCTTTTTCAAATTTAGTTAATTTGTATACTGGTTTGTAAGGACTTGCCAACCATTTAAATCTTTTTATACCACAATCACCTTCAAACACACATTTACTACACATCACACTATTACAGTTTTCGATTTTTTCATTCACAAAAGTAAAACGATTACCTACTTTTAATAAATCATTAAAATAATGATTAAGGTTCGTTTCAGCATTCTCTTCAAAATGCTCATTTACTAATCCTGTAAGTAAATTTATATCTTCCTTGAATTTGTTCATTGCACTCATACAACCATCAAAATTGTAATATGCTTGTTCCATACGTTCTAAAGCATCTATATATTCTTGTTTTGTTTTCATTAAATCCACCCCAATTCTTCGCATTACTTGTTGATTGCTTCAAGTTCTTTTACATTAACCATAAGAGGGTCGCCATAATTACCTGTTGCCTCAAATGTACAATCGCAAAACCAAAATTCAATGATTCCATAATTTTCAACGTCAGAATCATTTATATACCAAATCGAACAGTCGCTTTTAATACATCTATACCCTAGCTTTTTTAAACATTTCTCTAGCAGTCATCTTTATCTTCCTCCATTAACTTCTGCCCACAAAAAGTACAACGAGGGTAATATTTGTTTCCATGATATGTTGGAATAGGTACAACTCCATGCTTGCAAGTTGGACAACATAACATCAAATCACCACATGGACCAAACTCAATATCTATAGGTTTCTTAGGTGTTTCTTTGTCAACTAACTCTTGTAACCATTCTAGATACCCTCTGCTTGCAATGCCATATATTTTATTCTCATCATATGCATTCCATAAATAATTCATTGCTTCTTGATATTTATTCATATGCGCTTATCTCCCTTTTTAAATCGTCAATAGCTTCTTTAACGAATTTTAAATCCATATCATAGTCACTAACCAAATCTGCCATCACGCAATTAGAATAGCTTTGTAATGCGCTCGATAAAGTAGAGTGAAAGGAAATCTGCTTTTTGACTTCATTTACATTCCCATCTTTGCTTTCTTGAATTGCATATTGAAACAATGTGTAGCTTTTCCCATCTGATGTAATTCCGTATCCGTTCTTTAAATTAATCATCTTCATCCTCCTTATTTATTTCTCCTGTTTTTGCATATTCAAGGTCTTCAATAAATAATTCTACAAATTCAATTTTTGATTTTGTTTCTTCAATGTCTTCAGCAATTTTTTCAATTGGAATATAAAGAGTATCATCTAATACTTTCATCAAGAATTTTTTTTGACTTTCCACATGGTTTGCATATGTATCAATTAGTTTTTTATATTTATCAAATAATTCATCAATTCTTTCTTCAATCATTTAAACTCTCCTCATAAACACTTTTTGGCACATATTCAACTAAAAACCCTTTTTCTAAAATCATTACTTGTAAAACAACGACTGGTTCATCTTTATAGCGAGTATAAGTTGTATCACGTTTTCTTGGATTATCCATGTCTAACAAATATGGATTTTCTTCAGTTTTACAAATGATAGATTTTGGATGTGATTTACACATCAACCCACTCACCGAATGAAATTTAAATTTTTGATTTTGATTAATATTTGTATTTAACATTCTATTACTCATTCCTCTCACTTTTATAACTGCCTGTTAGCAACAATAACAATAAGAACCAATAACTATAATTTGCACACATATAACAGGTGATTCCAATTATTGCCAAATTGTATAACATACAAGCTATTTCAACCATTTTCTTTCTCTCCTATTTTTTGCATTCCAGTATGCCAGCAATAATAGTAATAATGATAAGTACAATTTCAATGATTCCTGGAAGTAATACCAACCACCAAGACCATGTGATTACATTAATTAATTTCAAAACAATAAAAACAATTGTAAGTATTCCTAAAATTCCCATTATTCTCCTCCTCTGCTTTTAAATAAATCCTTAACTTCATCCCATTTTTCATCTAAAACTAAATAACAAGCTTCACAAATGATTGTCCATTTAATCATGTCCAATGCAGAAAATGGAACATCTTTTTTATTATCTTGTCTACTTTGACCTGCCGTCTTTTGTGTAGCCATGTGAATTAAAGTATCAACTGCATTTTCAAGTGCTTTAGGGCTTGCTTCTCTTTGTCCTTTTTTAAAGAACCAAAATGTATCATCATGCATTAAAAGTACCCCTCATTCATTAATCGCTCATTACTGATACGTAACTTATATTGTTCAATATTTCTACTAATATATTCACTAATTTCTTTGTTGTTTCTGATTTTTGAAATGTCAATTTTCTCATCACAAAATTCATTCATTGATTCAATCAATTTTCTTTGCTTAACTGTCATTTGAAAATCCTCCTCATTTGAATCATCATTGTTAACATCTTCAATCAATCCAATTGAAGCAGCTTTTTCAACTAATTCTTCATCGTCTTTCTTTTTGCAAACGCAAATGTTAAATCCATCCCTATAACTTATTGATATTGAACGAATATCCCTATCTAATAAATCATCTGAAATACATCCTTTATTCTTTTTGGGATTAATCAATACGATAAATCTAGGTGGTCCATATCTTCTTTTCTCATAAACGTTTACTGTAGAACATTCAATATCCCACTTTTCTGAATTGCGATTTCAATCAAGCGCCCATCAACCATTTTATACAATTGAAGTTCATCTAATTCTCCTAGCAATCTATTAACTTTGCTTTGAAGTTTTTCTAGTCTGTCGTCATTAAATTGTACTACTGCATCACCTCGTAAAAGGTTATCAATAAATTCATTCTCTGCATGAATTACATCTTTTTTATCTTCATAACGTAAACCATAAACTTTTTCTCTATCTCGATAATCCAATAACTTATGATTGTTTTTTTCGACTCTTTTATCGAGATATGATTTCACATTTTCAACTGCTTTTTGTTTTGGATTCATTTTTATGTTCCTTTCTTTATTGCATATATTTTTCATGACTAGATTTAACATTTGAATTTTTAACCTTTGCACAAATCAATGTTGTATCAATCTGCTCATGTCCTAACATAATTTGTACTTCCTCAATCGGCATTCCTTTATTCAACGCGATTGTTGCAGCGGTTCTTCTAAATTTATGAGGATATGCTTCAATACCTAGCTTTTTCCCTAGATTCCTTATCATTACTTCCAAACAACTAACATTAATTTTTTCTAAATCCGATGTTAGAACTGGAGTGAATATATATTCACTATCTTTGTTTCGGTAGCCCAAATATTCTTTTAATTTCATTGCGCTTCTAACATTTAAATAGCAAACTCGTTCTTTATTACCTTTACCGACAACTTTCATTTCTCGCTTTTCCAGATTTAGATCACATAACTTAGCGCCTGTGATTTCTCCTGCTCTGCATCCAGTCGATAAAAGAACTTCAAATAGAGCAATATCTCTGATTGTTCTTTTATATTTTGTTGTTCCTTTATTTGATTTATTTTTTTGCTTGTTAAGTTCATCACGCATCATTTCAATTTCTAATTCAGTGAATGGCTTTCTTATATTTTTGTCTTCTTTTATTTTCTTAACCGCACACATTGGATTGCTTCTTATATAGTCGTTTTCGACAAGCCATGTAAAAAATGATGAGAAGTTACGTCTTTCGTTATTTAATGATGTTTTCTTTAATTCAGGATAATCGAGCATACGTTTTGCAAAATGCATACGTATGTCATCTTTTGTAAAATCAACAACACTCTTTTTAATGTATTCATGAAGCCATGTGTTAAGAGTGTACGCATAAAACTTGATTGTTCTATCACTACAACCGTCAATTTTTTTACTAACTAAAAACATTTTTATCAGATCATCATCATTGCTAACATAGGTTGATACTTCATTTTTACATTCAATAATTTCAGAGCCTTCAAGCGCTATATATAGTATTCCTCTAACTTTCACTAATTGTTCAGGCTCTAAATCTTTAACCAGTAATGCCATGCATTTGTTTATAAATTCATCTTTCACATAATTCACAACCTTTCACATACCACATCATTGTGCATAAAGTTTCGTTTTTTTCTTCTGCCAATGTATTGCCTTGAATAACTTTTGCAGGTATGCCACATAAATTAAATTGAACGTAAGCCATATAAAAACAGTTGTAATCTAAATCTTGAGCAGTAACTATCATCATGTCTTGATAATCAATTTTTCTTTTTTGCAAGCCTTTAGCAATTGCTAAGATGTTAGCTCCACCACCAACTGTAGGCTCATTAAGTATTATTTTTTTCCTATCCCATTTTGTTAGTACTGCCTCAGCCATTAATTCAGATACGTGGAATGGTGTAAAAAATTGTGCAGTTTTAACACTACTAGCGCCCAACATCATATATATTTCACCAAGATAATCTGATATTACTTCGTCAAATAACATCACTAATCGTGCTGACATTTCTGAAAACATATTTAATTGATCGTTTGTGTATTTCTTTGCTATATCTAAATATTCATTTTCTAATTTATTATCAAAGTAAAATGAATTACTCATTGATAAAGCAAACATTTTAATCCAATCTTGGAATATTTGTCTTGGCTGATATCGTCCTGCCATGCAATTGATTATTTTTACGATTTCATTCATCACGAAATTCTCGCTTTCTGTAATTTGTGCATAATCACACTTTTTGAACTAGTGAAGGGAATGAAAGGTGAAATGTAGTTATAATCTCTATTTATATA